CCTGATAAAGACCCTTTCATTGACCCTTGGCAAAATCCTGGTGAAGGACCTGACCCAAGACCTAAATTTGAAACGGGTAAGGGGATGCCGGAGTTTTTAAAATTTAAGAATATTTTAAAATCAATGAATCAACCAAAAAATCAAGCAGATACCATATCGGAATCTGTTATGAACAAAATCAGAAAAATATTAAAATGACAAAAAAGGAATTTAATGAGGCAATGAAATTCGCTAACAATAGTAGACCTGACGCGGCTGTTGGGGATAAGTTAGCGAGTAGAGAAACGCCGTTTAAAAAAGTAGATTTTCCTGAACCGGATGACGAAGGTTATTCTAATTACGAAGAGTTATTAGCGACCGACGAATACGATACTGCATTACAAAGATTAGCGGAGTACACCGGAAACGCAAACATCGGTTCTGGTATTCAAGGAGGTTATTATCAATTATCAATTCAAGCAAGTAGAATACTTTCTGAAATTCAAAACGCTGAGAGAACTCACGAAGTTGAATTAGAGGAGTTGTGTGAGAGAATGATACGTGAGTATTTTAAAATTCCTGAAAATAGATTACAATTCGACATTAAGTTAGAAACTCAAAGTATGCAGGTGAATCAAGACCCTACAGAAGCTGAGGTACAGGAACAAGAAGAAGAATTAGTTGATGAGATATTAAACTTAGAAAGAGCAAAAAGAAGATTGTTAAACGCAATGACTCAAGGTCACGCAGTTGATGGGACTTGGATGTTTAAAAATGTTATACCTGAAATCCAAAGAATTACAGGTGTTGAAAATTTAACTGACAAGTATGCGATTTTCGTATCTACTATGATGTTAGGATATTGGCAATTTCCTGAAACTATGATGGAAATGGTGATGTCGGAAGCGGGTGCTGCTGGTAAAACGAGACTTGATTCAACAACAAATCCACCAACAGTAGTTGCGAGAGCGGTTATATTCCCATTCTTAATTCACGAAGCAATTAAAGGTGTAATGGAATTCTTATCAAAACAAAGAAATCCTGAAAATCCTGAAATGGTTCAAAGAGCAATGGATTTAGAAGATAATGTTCGTGATGAAATATGGGACATTAGATTAGGACCAGCAATTTGGAGAAGATTATATTCATTATATCCTGAGGCAATCAGAAATGAAGAAGATAAAAAGAGATTACAATTCTACATTTATTCAAATGTTGCAAACTTACCAGCTAAAGAATTTTTAGTATTAATGAAAGAAGTAATTGGTAATACTGAAATGGGTAAGAAGTTAATAGGAGCAATGTACTATGACTTAACGAGAAAAGTAGATGATGAACAAGTTACAAAGTCAACTTCGGAGTTTAGGAAGTTGATTGACGAAATAACTCCCAAAGTGGAAGAAGACGATTTAAAGAATTTATTGTCAGGACTGAATATCAGTTTATCAAATGAAGGAGGTTCTTAACCTCCTTTTTTTGTATTTATACATATGAGTACCAAGATAGAACAATTAAAAGAATATGCTAAAATCATTAAAGATACACCGTATGCTTTAAGAACATATTTGCAAACGTATGATAATACTCAGAAGAAATACGTTCCAATGAATTTATTTCCTGACCAATTACAATTGATTCAGGATTATGAAGATTACAACGAAAACATCACCAAAAAATATCGTCAAGCGGGGGTAACAACAGTAACCGCTGCTTGGTTATCTAAAAAATTACAATTAGCGAAACCTGAAAACCCTGAAAGAGTTCTAATCATTGCAAACAAAAGAGATACCGCAATTGAGATGGCTAATAAAGTTCGTAACTTTTTAGAACAATGGCCTGAATGGTTAAATGTTGGTTTCTCACCTGATAAAAACTCTGAAAGTAGATTTAGATTAAATAACGGATGTGAGGTAAAAGCCGTTGCAACATCTGCGGATGCGTTACGTGGTTATACACCGACAGTACTTGTATTTGACGAAGCCGCTTATATTGAAGCCGGCGAAGATTTCTGGGCAGCATCTATGGCGTCACTATCTACGGGTGGTAAGATTATCCTAATCTCAACACCAAATGGTTATGACCCAATTTATTACGGTGTTTACGACCAAGCTTTACGTGGTATCAATGACTTCCATATAACCGATTTAAGATGGTTTAAAGACCCTCGTTATACCAAAGACTTACGATGGGTAAAATGTAACGATATATGTCATTATATGTTGAATAGAGAACAATATAATGATGATGATGTTGTGTTAACAGAATTTGATATTGAAAAATATCGAGAATTGGAAGAACAAGGTTATAAACCATTCTCATCTTGGTTTGAATCTATGTCTAAAAAATTCAAATACGACAGACGTAAGATTGCGCAGGAATTGGAGTGTGACTTCTTAGGTTCAGGGGACGGTGTAATTCCTGGCGACATTCAAGAGAATATTGCCAAGAATATGATTAGAGTTCCATTTGAGAAGTATATGCAAGGAACTTTTTGGCATTGGAAGGAACCAGTACAAGACCATCGTTACATTATGGGTGTGGACGTGAGTAGAGGAGATAGTGAGGATTTCTCATCCATTAACATTATTGATTTTGATGAAAGAGAACAAGTTGCTGAATATATTGGTAAGATACCTCCGGATGATTTAGCAGCAATTGCTTATAAATGGGGGGTGTTGTATAATGCATTCATTGTGATAGATATTACAGGAGGTATGGGGGTCGCTACATCAAGAAAATTACAGGAATTAAATTATAAAAATCTATACATTGATGGTATTAATACTCAAAACATATGGGAGTATAATAAGAAAGCAATGGATAAGATACCCGGTTTAAACTTCAATAATAAAAGAACACAGATTGTTGCGGCATTTGAAGAACAATTGAGGAAGGGTTTTCAAGTTAGGTCAAGTAGATTGTTAAATGAACTTAATACGTTTGTTTATATGAATGGTAGACCTGACCATATGAAAGGTGCTCACGATGATGCGATTATGAGTATGTCTATGGCGTTATATGCTGGTGACTTATGTTTCAATCAATTACAAAGAACTGATGCACAAAACAAAGCGATGTTGGATTCTTGGGTTTTATCTGAAAGAACGTATGAGGCAAGTAAAACCTTTTATTCTTATGGTACAACATTCGACCCAATCGGTTCGATGGCGAGTGAAGGTTTTGGTGGTGGTCAACCACAAACACCAAATAAACAGGCGTATGGTGAGTATAGTTGGTTATTTGGTAAACCTAAATAATCCTTTATTTATCCAATAAAAAAGAATATATTTTTAAGAAATAGTATTTATAGTTATGGCAGAAAATAATTTAACGGTATTTCAGAAACTCACGAAGGTTTTTGGTTTTCAAGGAAAATCAAAAGACGAATCACCGTCATTCAATCTTAACAGAGATGAGATATTAAAAACCGACAGCAAGGAGGACTATGAAAAGGCGTTACTACAAGCCCAACAATCACAGTACGTTGCTGACAAGTGGACTAAGTTAGACCAATCATTATATAATCAATCGGTTTATTACGAACCAAATAGATTATCGGCATATTATGATTATGAATCTATGGAATTCACACCTGAGATTTCTGCTGCGTTAGATATCTACGCAGAAGAATCGACAACAATGTCTGAAAAGGGTGAGATACTAACAATATATTCAGAGTCAAAAAGAATTAAAGGAATTCTTGAAGATTTATTTAAAGAAAAATTAGACATTAACACTAACCTACAAATGTGGGCTAGAGGTATGTGTAAGTATGGTGATGATTTTGTGTTTCTTAAAGTTGACCCTGAAAGAGGTATTGTAGGATGTCAACAATTACCGAACATCGAAATTGAAAGAGTTGAGGGAGCAGCACTTAAGAACTTAGCGGCAGCGCCTAAAGATTCTAAAATACCAACAAGAGAATTAAGATTTAATTGGAAGAATAAAGATATTGAATTCCAAGCTTGGGAAATTGCTCACTTTAGAATTTTAGGTGACGATAGAAAATTACCTTACGGTACTTCTATGTTAGATAAGATTAGAAGAATTTGGAAACAACTTTTACTTGCTGAAGATGCGATGTTAATTTACAGAACATCAAGAGCACCTGAAAGACGTGTATTCAAAGTATTTGTAGGTAATATGGACGATAAGGACATTGAACCATATGTACAACGTGTAGCAAACAAATTCAAAAGAGATACGGTAGTTGACCAAAAGAATGGTAACGTAGATATGAGATATAATCAGATGGCAGTAGACCAAGATTATTTCATCCCTGTACGTGACCCCGCACAAACTAACCCAATCGAGACATTACCGGGAGCGGCTAATTTAGGTGAGATTGCGGATATTGAGTATATTCAAAAAAAGATGTTAGCAGCACTTCGTATTCCAAAAGCATTTTTAGGATTTGAAGAGGTTGTTGGTGATGGTAAAAATCTTGCGTTAATGGATATACGTTTTGCAAGAACTATCAATAGAATACAAAAATCATTAATACAAGAA